TTTGCCCCATTAAATGCCGAACCCTATTTTCATTAGTACGCACCTTCTGCAATCCTATTACCTCGAACCAATCAAAAAAAAGAGGGCTATACATTGTATAACCCTCATTCAAAATTAACACATATCTGATGACAGTTCAGCGGTAAAAGCTGGTATAACTATATTCTCTAAACCGCTTGTTGGATAATTACTACCGTCTAAGCATACAAATGATAATATTATTTTTCTGTTAATAACGTTAAATCTTACGCTCATAGCTCTGTTTTGACCGTCAGTGAAATGTCCAAAACACATTGTTGTAAAACGACACCCATTATAACTATCATCACCACAAATATAACCTTTATCAAATGTAAAAGCTTCTAAATCAACACCGCCATAAACATCTAAGGTTATAGGGTTTGTAATGTTAAACTTTAAAGCATCAAACCCCCAGTGTTTAACATTGTTATACATCCACTGTATTCCTGTGTATTTTGTACCGCCAAAAGGTGTAATTTTATTTGTACCTTTAAATTCAAAGCCATAATACTTTTTAACTACAGATACATTACCACCGTTTATAGCTGAAAGTAAGTAACTAGCCAATAAGTTTTGTCCTGTTTGTGTGATGTGAATATTGTCACTTCCAAATAGAGATAAGTCGTGTAATATGAAATTGCAATTATCAATGAATCTTGCACCGTAATTTCCACATCTACTATAAGCATCTTTTACACCGCTCATAATATATGGTTTAGCGTTCATTTTGCACCCAATCATACCAATTGATATTTGAGCGTTAGGAAATCTGCCTTTACAATAATCACAAAATATCTCAATCTGTGCTAATAGCGGGTTTATGTTATTGTATTCAAAACTACCATGTGCATCGTTATCGCCACCAAACACATAAATATCTGTAATAGAGTTGTCGTCAGGTGTAGTCAATTTTTTCATTGCTTCAATCCATCTAAATGCTGTTTCTGGCACATTAAACCCAAAGTTATTTCCACCACATATGAAGAAATTAGTACCTGTTGTTAGTCCCATTTTCTGCCTAATGATTTCAGTGAATCCTGTCACACGTCCATCTGGATTCGTCCCGATACCAATACTATCGCAAGCAATAATAATTTTACGATTAGCTCGAATGCCCTCAATTCCTTTAATTTTTTCAATTTCTTTGTTGATCTTTGTGATGTCACCGTCAACTGCTGTAAAATTATCATTTGTTTGTTTTTTAAAATCTGTAAGATCTTTGTTTGTTTTCGTAATTTCATTAGAATTTGCACTGATATTGTTAGTATTAGTTGTGATATTTTTTTCAGCTTCTGAAATTCTAGTTGGAATTGTACCTGTTGTACCGTTTTCTATCATAACTTTATATACTTCATCTGTTTCAGCAGATTTCATTGGAACTGTATCATAGAAACTACCATCACTTACCGGTGTAGAATAAACTAAGTTAGCATCTACAACAAAATCAGTACCATGAAAAATTTTCTTATCCGCTTTACTTTCTTCGTATTTGCGATAAATTTTTACATTATTATTCCCGTAAACCTGTTTACTATTGTAAGGGTAATTATACATTACATTTACAACATTATTTTCACCACTAATAATTAAAGGGTCTTTAACTTCTTTATCGAGAATACAGTTGTCAATGATAGAATTATCACATCCTACATTTAAGAATGTTTTTCCTTTAACATCTGATATAGACTTAAACATAGAGTTAGTAAGTCTAACACCAGTACCAGTTAAGTTAGCTGATTCTACAACTGCACTTTCAAAATAACAATTAGAAATGTCAGACTGTACTTTAGAATTTAATTTTAGTAATGTATAGCCATCAGTAAAGAAACAGTTACTAATAGAACAGCTATCACAACTAACATCGATAATATCAACGTTGTTAACTTGTATATCACCATTACCGTCAAACCCTAACCCTGTTAATGAAAGATTTCTTAATGTACCGCTGATGATAGCTTTTTTAACTCCACCTCTAATTACTACCCTAGTATTATATCTATCCTGTCCATACATTGATAATGTATCATGTAAAGTTAATTCGCTAACTAAGTACGAACCGTTTGGGAAGAATAGAGTCATACCCTCATGCTGTGATGCATAATCAATGCAAGCCTGAATAGCTTGTGTATCATCTGCTGTTCCATCACCGCTTGCAGGTTTTAACCCACTAGGCGGAAATTTAACGTTAAGGTTATAATTAGCTAAAATTTGTGCGATAATAGCGTTAATATCACCACTTTCAATGTATTCCTTAATCTTTTTTTCAATATATTCTGGTATACCGTTTTGTGCTGTAATAACTTCGTTAAGTTTGTCACAAACTTTACATAATAGTTCGTAGTAACTTAAACTATCGTCATAGACTAATGGTAGTACCTTTTGACAATAAAAACGCAATGTCTTTATAGTTTCGTTCATTATAAATTCCTCCTTTTACCATAGTCCAAAAAATAATTCGTCAAATTCTTTAATAACCTGCATGTCAATATTCAAGAATGTTTCACGGTATTTCATAATTAACGAACTGTAATTTTCTGAATTTTGCTTGCCAACAATAGTTTCGATATAATCTTCTGTAGTGTCAACATTACCGCTACTCTGTTCGCTATCTTTATAGGTACTACCACTTTTCTCGGTAGAATTACCACTCATACTCTCATTCCCACTATTTGAAGTGTTAATTTTTCTAGCGTCTGTCAGATAGGTCTGGTTATCAACACCAACTAAACCACCTTGTGGTGTATCACTGAACAAGTTCTTTTCTTCGCCGTTTGCACTACTATTCTTATTACTACTTGTTGTCTGTGTGTTGTTAATATCTCTACTTCCATTTCCGGTTCTATTGTCTGTACTTTTTTCGTTTTCAGTTCTATTATGCTTTCTAGTTAACTCAACATCATGGAATGGATCAAACTTTAACTTAGCACTTTCATATAACTGATTGTAGTATGGCATAATTTCTTCTAACTTAGTGTTAACCCAAAGTTTCCATAGTCCTACAGTTTCACTACAAATCTCTCTTAAATAATAATGCTTTAAGATTTTACAACAAAGTATCTTTCTATAATCTTCATCAAAGAAAGGAACTTTACTGGTAAAAATCTTGTTCCATGATTTTGATATAACTTCATCTACCGAGTTAAACCCAACACTTTCATCTAACCCACTATCAGTTTCACATATATACCTAACTTCTGTTGTGTATTTACTCATTTCCTGCACCACCTATCGTATCTGCACCTGGATCTTCTGGTTGATTATCGTCACCAACCTGCTGAAAATCTTCACGATAATTGACTTCGATATTTGTACCGAACATTTCATTTATTTTTTCAACAGCTTGCCTTCGTGTTTCTAACCTGCTATATCTGCTAGCAATTGTACCACCTTGGTTACGTGTAACTTCATCGGTTATCAATCTTTCTTTCTTCTGAATATTGATATTACTGATACCTAGATAAGTTAATGCTTCATTCCATATCTGTGTTTTTAACTGATACAACTTATCACAAACATATGGCGCGTTAGTGCTAAGTGCTTTCAATGCGTTAATATCCAGATTCTTGTCGCCAAAAATAAAAGGTGCGTTTCCGTCATACTCTTTATATAAATTCAAAAGAGTAAGTCTTTGTTTCTCATTACCTAATACCAACACGGGCGTTTTCTGTGCGTTCGCATTGATGTCAATAATTCTATCAATATTGTACAATCTTCGTGCAAACATTTCAACATCAAGAATACTGTTGCTGTGTAAATAATTATTCCAGATAATAACACTGTTATTATATTTTAGTAACTTCTGGTAATTATTATAACCACTGTACGCACGTCTAAGTAAAGGGTTACCATACACATCAAGTCTACCATTAACGATACAGTCCAAACACAAGTCACCTATTACTTCGTCTTTGAAATAGACCATGCATCCCGTTTCAAATAAATGTAATTCCAGATATCTTGCGTCAACTGTTTTTGGCAGGTTCTTCCATTCAAACATGGATATAGCCAGTTCTGTTAACCTGTTCAAATACTGACGGTAAGTAAAATTATTCAGTATCATACTTTCGTCAAAAATGTCATGCTTTCTTCTTCCCACTTTATCACCACCTTATTACACTGGACTGTTATCTAAGTCATATCTGCCAACTTCATATCCGTTTTTCCAGAACGTCACACCGTTGTCATAGATACTGCAAATTTTTTTCATGTCATCAGACGGTACACTACCTGTCATTGTAGCACTAACAGTTTTTACATAGTTCCAATGTGGTCTACTGTTTCTATTCGGTATTTTTACTCTCTTAGTTGCGTAACCAAACTTAGTAAAGAAATCGTCAATCATTCTGGCATACTGATAACTTACACTTATCCTACCACCCCAAAATGTTTTCTTTCCACTTGCAACATCAACGTTACCACTGTGTATATTACCTCTAGCTACATCAGCGGCGATAGAAGCTTTATACCCTTGTGATAAAAGATTCATTACAGTTCCAACACCTGCTAGTACACCTAAAGGTGGAAAACTTACACCTAAAGCAGACAAACCTAGAGCAGATGCACCTGCCGTAGCTGTGGTTGCTAATGGGAGTGCGTTCTGTGCTAGCCATGCTTTGAAAGAATCAGTAGACCAACTGCACATTGGATAATCGTCAAGTATCAATGATTCACCGTTAAGAGTTGTACCAACCTTACTGCCCTTGTACCCGTTTGGTCTTAATGCTACTTGTACTGGCATTGTAACTGGAGCATCAACGTGAAGTGCTACAGTTAAATTGTTAAAAAATTCATATCTAAAACTGGCAGTAGATTTTCCGTTTTCTACTGATAAATAGTTATATGGGTAAGTGTACAGTTTATTGTTTTTAGGCTTGTACCCGTCAATAGTATCATTTGTTGTCAAGGCAGGAACAGAAATATCAAACCCATAAGCACCTTTTGAAAACAGTAATTGCAACCCGTCATCTGGAATAGCTTGACCAGTAGCGATAACAGGACACATATAAAGTCCAACAATTGCATCTGGCTTTTGGTTATAGCTTTGCAATTTTTTGGTCAACGCGGTAACACCTTTCTTATCTACGTTATACGCAAATAATGTACACCCACCGTAAATACCGTCATATAGTGTACCGTCTGGGTCTTCTGCCGTGTCACATACCATGCATATAATACACAATGGGTCAAGAACTTTAGTTAATTTACCATACCCATTATATACATACTCACCAGTGTCAAGGTTCTCTGGTATAATGTTAGCACCTATCTGGTCACTTTCTGAGTGTTCTCTTTCAACAAAACAATAATCTGGTGAACAGTCAAATAACCACGTTTGCATAACATCAATTTCAAAACTGATATTAGATGTAACATCATTCACATATTCAACACTTGTGATAAAGGCATAGAACCATTTATTCCCATAAGCTGAATTTTGAAACATCATGTAGTTGCAATCATAAAGACTGTCAGCTTTAATACCGACTCTTGCTACACCTCTTTCTACTCTTTGATAACTATAGTTATTCATATTGTACTTAGTCAATCCACTAAAATAGCTGTACTGTGCGCCTGGACTGTCAAACCATAATGTATGATCATATGTTGTATCTAGTGGCACATCTTTTAGTAACTTTATATTAGTCTGAGGATATATATACATAATAAATTCCTTTCTAACTGATGTGTGGCAGTAACTTAATACCACCACACATCCTTATCATTACTCTTTATTTAATATAATATTTGTACCAACAGTTGTAGCACCAGTAATAGTTGTAGTGGCTGTATACTGTGTACCGTTAATCTCTGCTACCAGTGTAATATCTGTAGCAACCTGACTGTTAGGAATCATAATACCACCATAACGCTGAACTGCGATACCTGCTTTGGTTAACGCTTCTGTCTGAATAAAGTTTACGTTATTCGGCTCAAGGCTATCTCCGTCTAAGTCTGGACTGATTGTAAATACTGTAGCTGTATCACTTTCGTCCTTAGCGTCTACATGTGCTTTGATTGAATCAGGTAATGTAATTGTAGCGGCATCTGTTACAAACACGCAAGCATTCGCAAACGGGGAATTGGAAACAGTTTTCCATGTGTGGTAGAAATAATTCCAGTACAAGCCTGATGCAATATACTTCTCTGTGAATTTGTTATTGTTGTCATAAACCTGAAACCAGTTCTCGTCCAGAATAACAGCTTTAACATTTTTCAACAGAGCGAGTTCAGCCTTAGTAACTTCTTCGATACCATCAGAATTAGCCCTGATAACGTCAAATCGTTCATTGTCGAACTCTGACCAGTTATCAATGAGGAACAATCTACCCATAAAATCCGCTTTGTCCATATTGAAAGCACTTGCAAGCACATTCACATCATACTGTGCATTGAACATAGCGTCCATGAAAATAACCTGTCTTTCTTTTGGTGTGTTTGTTTTAACACCTGCTTCATTGAACTCACTTGACATGAATGGTAATAAGTTGGAAGTACCTCTGAACTGAACAGCACTTTCTGTAAGTTCTTTACCAGTACCGATTGACTTTGGATACATTCTACCATGACTGATTGCTTTAATCAAAAGGTACTTAAAGAGCAGGAACTCGTCATACTCTGCACCAGTGTAAACAGCATCAACAATCTTAGCAATAAGGTTCTGTACACCATCAATACTAAGAAATGCCTGTCTTAAATCTTCATCCTGAATAGTTACTGGGTACATTACACGCCAGTTCATTACGTGAAATGCTGAGCGAACATCCGGGATACTTCTCTGGAACTCTCTCTTCGGTGCTTTTTCTGCACTAAAGTCTACCGCTTTTGCAATTGATACAAAAATATCTTCTACAGTTTCGCCGTATTCAAGATATCCTTTTTTAAGAATTGAATACGGATTGTTAAAGTTTGCAGACTGCACACGCACAATAGCAATTCTGTTTACAAGTGCGTTAATAAACTGGTTTGCAAAAGCAGGTGTTCCGTAGATAACTTCTCCGACTTTAGGAATGTCACTTGCCTTTGCGACAGCCGGTACGTTCTGCTGATAATCATATGAAGCGTTCTGTCTGATAACGTTCATAATGTCAATTGTAGACGCATTAAGCGTACTATTAGCAATTCTTCTAGCCATCTTTTAAATCTCCTTAAATAAATCTGAAAATGTCCTTGGGGTATCATCTGGTTCTGGTTTTGGCTCTGGTTTTGGTTCTGGTTCTGGTTCAACTGAGAAAAATCTTTCTGTATATTTATTTCTCCAGTTCGCATCGTTTTCTTCATACTTACTTTTCCAGTCTGTGCCGTCACCTTTTGCTCTTTTTTCAAAGTCATCAAGTGTGTCGGTAAAGTCCTCTAAAAACGATATGGATTCATCATCTGGTTTTTCTCCTAACCTTGCTTTGAAACTTTTCAAAATTTCTTCTCTAGTTTTTACTGCCATCTAATCACCTCCTTTCAACTTAATAATGATATTTTAGCATCATCCAAACTGGTATTGATTTCTTTTTTGTAGTGTGTGTTCCACCACCTCCACCACCTGCCGACAAGAATCTGTAAATAAGAACGGCGTTGTTAAGTCTTTCGTCAATCGTTAAGAACTCATTTTTTGAAAACCATTTGTTGATTGAAGTGTCATTCGCATGTTTTGTAATAAAGTCATAGCATTTTTCTGCAAAGGTTACACGGAAATCCCATGTGTGATCGTGAATACCCTCCCAACCTACGTTGAAAGCATGTGTTAATTCAGCTAAATCTGTACTACTCGAAGCCAGAAAATCTGTTAACGTGGCATATTGACTAGCTTCATCTCTGGAATACCATACATTTTCGTGAATTAAATAATTTAACTGTCCGACACCATCATCATCTTGATATCCATTTTCTTGAAGCCATTCATGCAACTTATAAAGTCTACCGTGTGTATCCCCACCAGTGTTTGTCCATTGTCCCAGTCCAAAACCAACATTTAAAGCAGTAAACGAACTAACATTCTGTCCTTCCCACATTCCAGGGTTTATGCCACTTTCCTGCCACATATTACCACATATTGCTGATACAACATATGCACTACATCCGTAACCGCTTGCACCACCCTCGCCATATCTGAATAAACGTGGGAATGATGTTTCGTAATTTTGATTTCCGGTTGTTGAACCTATGCTAACCTGATACTCTAGTGGTGCATTGTCTGTGTGCGCACCCATGAACACTCCTTTTCCTTTGCCACCTTTGTAGCACATTTCTGTATGGGAAACTGAAAGACCAATGTCACCGGGTAAGTATTCGCCACTAGCATCAACTTCTTTGAAACCTAGTGAAAGTAAAACATCTGCTTCTGTGTAAGTTGTGAAAGCGTTATATTTTGGTGCGTAGTTAGGTGTTGTAAATCCACCTGCTAAGAGTGCGTAGTTTATGAAAGAACTGCAATCGTAATATGTAATGCCACCTACGGTCTGGGCGTTTCTATATGCCTGACTGTATCCCACGTTAGGGGCATTACATGTTTCGATTGCCCATGAATAAGCTTTGTTGATGTCTGGCATGTAATTATCCTAACATCTGGTTAACGAGTTTTTGAACCTCGTCGTAATTGTAACCTGCTTTTTCAAGTCTGTTTTTTCTTTCTTTTCCTACACCCCATACACCTTTAATAACTTCTCTTGCAACTTCGCCGTTCGACTTGTAACCACCTTTTGTAAAGAGTCCATTTACATAACTTTGTACTTCATCATAATTATAACCTGCGTTTTCTAAGAGTCTTTTTCTCTCATTACCTACACCCCATTTACCTGCAATAACCTGCTTAGCTATTTCTTCAATAGTGAAACCTTTATTGCTATTTGTGTTTACACCAGTAAATCGTAAATGTAAATCCCACCCTAGATAATAATTATAATAGGAAGTAATTCGAATTTCTTTACCTGTCTGGTCACCAGTTTTACCACCTGTTACTGTACCTTTTTCGTTGATTGACGCTTCAACTATCTGGCTTTCATTGATACTCATACATACGTGGTTTCCCCTGTTTAAATGTATATCACCTGCTTTCCATGGTGCTTTGCAATCTACAAAACCTGCTTTTCTTAACTGTGATTCTAAATTTCCTGTCCATGAATATGGTGAAACACCAAAACCTGCATAGTATAGTGCTGTTCCTACCAGTGAACTACAGTCATAATCTGGACCGTTTCTGTGCTGTTGGTCATAACCATGAATATTGTCCTTTGCTGTGTTAATCATGAAAGAAACAGCTTTGTTAATGTCAGACATTTATTACACCTCTCTTATTCAGCAATAATTGTTTCAATCATGTAAGCTACTGCACAAGAGTGTTCAATACTACAACCCCTAGCATTTTCCCAACCTTTAGCAAAATATGCTAAATCTGCTGTTGATAATAATTCAATAGATTTACCTAAAAACCATAACGGCTTTGCACCATGTGGAGCTGATTCAAAGAAAGAATCAATAACTTTAAATGGTTCGTCTACTGTTTCACTGAGCTTTGAAACAATTTTTAATCGCTCTTCTTTGATTTCTTTACCTGTTTTTCCGTTCATTGGTTGTGAAATAAATACTCGTAACATTTTAATTTTCCTTTCTGGTGTTTGAAATGTGAAAAAGTTCCATAAGTTTGCTCGGTAAAAGGTCTGAGTTAATCTTGGATATGTTTTCTAGTATTGAAACTAGCTCGGTTGTGCATACATAAAGGACAATAACTGGTAATATTGCTACACCTAGTTTGAACCCTATAACATCACCGTACCCATCAACTAGCCATGCCGTAAAATAACAGAAAATAAAACCCACTTTTTTGAAAAGACCATCACGTAGTTTAGTGGATTTAATGTCTTTATTTTTTATGGCAGACACAATCCCGGTTAGTACGTCTAGGGCGTTAAACCCTAACGCTACAAAGATTGGATATAAGTTCTCCATGGTATCTCCTTTCTTATTTAATCCATCTTTATTATAGCACAATACTTGCAAAAAATCAATGGGTGTGTTATAATTAAGTATGGAAAGGAGATTTTTGATATGCCGAAATATTATGACGGTACTAAATTATTGTCAATGCTAGATATCAATGGTAACAAACCAGAAATATATATGTGTACAACAAATCGTACTGGTGGTAAAACTACATACTTTGGTAGACTTTGTATAAATAGATTCTTAGATAAGGGTGAGAAGTTTGGTCTTATCTATAGATACAACTATGAACTAGATGATATTGTAGACAAGTTCTATAAAGATTTAGGTAGTTTGTTCTTTCCTAGCCATACAATGACATCAAAACGTAGGGCATCTGGTATCTTTCATGAATTGTTCTTAGACGAAAAAAGCTGTGGTTATGCTGTTAGTTTAAATAGTGCTGACCAGATTAAAAAATATAGTCACCTTTTTAGTGATATAGAACGTCTTATCTTTGATGAATTTCAATCTGAAACCAATCACTATTGTGCTGATGAAACAAAAAAACTTCTGAGTATCCACACCAGTATCGCACGTGGACAAGGTAAACAGGTAAGATATGTACCAGTGTACATGCTTAGTAACCCTGTTAGTATAATCAACCCGTATTATGTGGAACTAGGTATTAGTTCAAGATTGAAAGATGACACAAAGTTCCTACGTGGTGACGGGTTTATTCTGGAACAAGGGTTCATTGAAAGTGCAAGTGAAGAACAGAAAACTAGCGGTTTTAACAGAGCGTTTTCTAAGAATAAATACGTTGCATATAGTAGTCAGTGTGTTTACCTTAATGATAACAAGAGTTTCATTGATAAACCAGTAGGGAAAAACTCTTACATTTGTACACTCAAGTATAAGGGGTGTGAGTTTGGGATAAGAGAGTTTCCAGAGAACGGATATGTGTATTGTGATGATAGACCAGACAGTACATATAGATTAAAAATAACTGTTACAACTGATGATCATGAAATAAACTACGTTATGCTAAAACGTAACGACTTCTTATTATCGAATCTTAGATTCTTGTTTGAACGCGGTTCATTTAGATTTAAAGATATGAGATGTAAAGAAGCTGTGCTTAGTGCATTAAGTTACTAGGTATCTTCTTATGTGTTCAACATTGAACGTGCAGGGTAGCACACTTGAAAGTATAGTGCCTGCATTGTTTGTCGTTTTCGCTGAACGCTTTGTTTGTCACATAAGTTAAAGATATAAGATAAGCAGGGGTACGAACTTAGTTCGCCCCTGCTTTTTCATTATTTTACATATAATGTTCCATCTTTATTAAGTCTAGCTGTTACACCATATTTATTCGATATATACCAAACATTTGTATCGGGGTCTTTAAATGTGAATACAAAACATGAACCACTATTAAGTATTACACTATATTCAGTTTTCTCTGTTGGTACTTCCGTACCAGATACGCAAACTGTTAATGTTAAACAAATTAGCAATAAACATATAATTCTCTTCATACTTTTTACCTCATTTCATATGTTGTGTCAACCAATAAGATTCCACCACGTATACGCTTTGGTCTTAATTTCCCTGGTACTTTTAACCCAACTTTGAAGTCATTAAAATCACGAACTATAGGTTTATGAGTACCACTTTCAAATAAAAACTCTAACTCTTCTGGTGACCAATCTTTATGGGTGTTTGTTGTTTCATCTGTGTACCCATCTTCATGTGCCGTACCGTCAAGAGATAACTGGAATAAATCCTTGCATCTTTGTGGCATACCTGCACACTTTATGTTATTGTATGGAACATCAATAGGCTCACAATTTTCTGCAACTACGTGCTCAATATATGTTTTCTGTCTTGTGAAAATAGCTTTATCCCAACAGCTTTCCAGTTTCCAACAACAGAAATTTTTATCATCAACCTTGATACCTTTTATTTCTTCTGGTTTAAGGTCACAATGAATACTGTCTGTATCAGCATATATAAACCCCGGTTTATCTTTACCGTAGTAATTCTTTTGAGCTGCTCGAATTGTAAAGTTCCTTGCATAACTGGTGATTGCTGAACCTACTGGAATGTATCCTGCTTTTTTGTTTGACTCTGCCACTGGAAGAAAGCCTATCGTCTTATCTTCTTTAATGTACGCTAATTTGAATGAAGAGTCTTTACTGCTTGCCATCTTTCCATATAGGTTGTTAAGAAATAGCTTTGCTAATTCTCGTAACGCTCCTTTACTTTCCATTTTAATTTTCTTGTATTTTTCTATATACTCGTCAAAGATACCTATTTGTGAATAAAAGTAGCATCCATCTAGTATTTCAAAGTCTACTAATTCATAGTGGTCTTTTAATAACTGATAGTCCGTCATAGTTAAAGTAAGCTCAACTCTTGTATCCCTTAGTACGCCGTCATTATCTTTATAAAAAGCATAGTATTGATCTGTCGTAGGGTCATAAATATCAGATGTTTCAAGTGCTTCTGTACCCTTGTAAAGCCATGAGGACTTTATCTGAATAAATGGTAACTTGTTTTCTTTGATGTAAAACCTTGTTTTTATCCTAACAAAATAATACATGTTAGGTTGTAAAGCTTTGCTTGGAATAAAGTTTCCTGCCCAGAATTTTGGTTTACCGACTGGATACCGATTTCCGCTTTCACCTGACATCATACTAGGATATAATGAATTTACGTCTGCTGTTGTACCATATCCATGCACTTTATTCTCTTTACCCTTAACTAAATAGCACCAACCACCACGATAGGAACGTCTGATATAATCTCCTACCGTGTGGTATTTATAAGTACTTTCGTCTAAGTCAATGTCATACATATCTGGAAACATCTCTTTGTACTCTAATTGTAACCTAGTAGATGCTTTGCATATTTCTTTATATTCTTCCAGGCAACATGAACCTATTGTTAGGTTATTATGACCTTGATTAAACATAATCTCAAGAGCTTCTTTTACAACTAATACGTCATTTGCGATGTACTTTTTTTCTTTGTCTGTTATTGTACATCCTGCATATCGTAAACCCTCATAGTCCATGTCCAATTTTTTGTGCTTTGTTCCAAAATTATTACCAATTCTTTTTACTGAAAATGGTAACAGTTTTAATGAGTCACGTATCTCAATAAAGTGATTGTTAATCTTAATTATAATAGTGTACCACATTCCTTTATCTGAAATGGAATATTTAAATGAGTTATTATCCATAAACTTGTCTTTCTTCCACACTACAGCATTTTCAGATTCACCTGTTTTATCATACGCTTGTTTGAAATGCTTGTCTATCAATAGATATGATAACCAGAATGATCCATCAAACTTTAAATTGTGATAGTACGCTATTATATTACAATCCTGCTCTAAGAAATAGTTAAACTGTTCATCAATCGAGTGAAATATCTGTACATCTTCGGTATATAATTCTACAGATGCAGACGCCCATACTTCTGTATACTCTTGACCTTTATATACAGTTGTTTCAAAGTCACACATATAATACTTGAATTTTTTAATCTTCAATTGTATAACCTATCTCGTTATAATCAAAAGCGTCCATCAAATCACGTTTGTACTGTTCAGATGCATCTGGTAGATACTCTATCAAGGCACTGGAAAACTCCTCTAAAGCGCTAGAAGAATCGTACTTATTTCTGTTCAAATAGTCATGTAACTGATACGGCATGTTTTCTAATGCGACAGCAACATCTTCAATACCCTGTTCTACTATCAGTTTATCTATAAGTGATATCACCTTGTCAGCTATCTCTTTAGGAAAACCAGATATTGAATGTTTGAAACCCTCTACTTCTAAGTTAGCGAAACCAGTTTCCATGATATTATCATCCTCTTGAATATGAAGTGGTTCACTCATAGCTCGTAGTTTCTCTGGTGTTAGTGATTTTAATTCTAACGTTAGTTTTGTAAGTTCTGCGCCCTTTACACCTTGGTTACGCATCATCTTTTCAGTTGGAATGTATAGGTCTGTGATAAGTCCTTTTTTGTTTAATCTTCTTATGTAGCTATTGATACGATTTCTGTTACGTGTATAAGCTGATACTTTCTTTTTTATTTTTGCCATGAAAAATCACCCTCTTGTCTAAAAAAAGCGTGTACCGTTTAAAGTACACGCTGTTAATATTTATAAGTTACTTAAGACTTTCTACGTCTAACTCACAGTTGATAAAGTCACGACCTGCTTTCGTCTTGCCTGATGTCTTTACGATTGTAAACGATTTACCTTTCATGATATTTGAAATATCACGAATTGAACGTTTGAACGTTGATGATTGACAGGAATATACTTTCTTTTCTGGCGTAATTACTGAAAGGATATCAGCGATTTCACCCGTGGACTCTTTGGTGTCCTCAAATGTCAGAATACCGTCAACTGTAATGTGCGTACCGTCCGGCACATCTTTCATTGAAATGATTGACGGTGCAATAGTCATAAGATACTGCTCAACTTCTGTAAATTCTCTACTACATTCTTTGATTTCTACCATATTCTTTTACCTCTTTCTTTTTTCTGTTATTCTGTTACGTTTTCTTCTGATGATGTTCTCGGTGGCAGAACTTTCGCATGTTCAATGAACTCCTGCTCTGACATACCATAGAGTGTTTCAATTTCTTCCTTGTCAACGACGTGTACCGGTTTCAATGTCTCAGTCTCAAGAACCTCTTTTACTTTCTTAAGAAGTGTTTCATCATCCTTATAGGTACGTGGAACTACTGCAATCATATTACAAGGTTCTCCTGTCTCGATGTCTAAGCACATTACGTTAACTTTTGTTGTGGTAATCGTTCTTGTTACCATTGGTACTCTTGCCATGTTTTTTCTTCCTCACTTTCTTTATTTTTTTAAACGTCAAGATATAATTTAGTGCTATAAAGCACTAGAGCAGGTGGCAGGGTTTGAACCTGCTTCGCGTAAATGAACGATGAGAGGATTATTTAAGATTTACGCATTTTTACTATTAAACTACACCCACTAAGGGGGTAGGCGGTATAGAGGGTTAGAAACTATACCACCTATGGCAAACGTAACTTGGATATTTTGTGCATTTCCTTGCTACAATTATATAATAGCATATACTGGGACGAATGTCAAGTATTTATTTGAATTTTTTTCGAACAAAATACTTATCCAAAATGAACTGCTTATACTGATTTTTAATAGTATCTGCTATAATTTTAGCTGTCATATATGAACTAGCTCGCAATCCGATACGTGGTATAGCTGTGTGCCAACATAAACAGTGATTTACATAGATGTCTACTACAAGAGTGTCGTTTACAACTGTTACTGATACATCATCCTTGATGTCCTCTTTAACCATTTCCTTTACTAACTTTACATAGTGTTTACTCATTTTGTTACCTCTTTCTTTCTGGTTTTATTTTGATTAGATTCTGTACCTTGTAGGTACTAATGAGCGAACAGCGTTGAAACTGTAATCGTGCCAAACCACGCGCCCTTGTTAGTTTTAACTAACTTTATGTATTCTTAGAATATGTAAATTGACTTGATGTAGTCTAATCGCAAAGTACGCTTGACAGTATCTTGTTTGATTGTAAGTAAACCTGAATCAAGTGAAAATGAATCTGTTACAAAGCGTTCTGAATCAGAATCTTTAAATTCAACCATGATACGTACTGTGTTTGACTTTTTCATATTAACTCTCCTCACTTTCTTTAGTGTTTCTAGGTGGAAGAACTCTTGCGTATCTGATGAAGTCCTCTTCTGTCATTCCAAGAAGTAAATCTTCTACCGTGGTGCTGTTAATGTTTACGAGCTTGAATGTCTCGGTTTGGAAAAGCTTCTGAAGTTTTTTGATCAGAATTTCATTAGTGTCGTATGTGCCACCAATAGTGTACTCAAGAATACGTACTTCTGCTGTTGTGACGTCAATTGTCATAACTTCTGCCGTAGTCTGTGTTACTGTCCTTGTCACCATTTTTTCTCTTGCCATAGTAATACCTCTTCTTTCTATTGTAGTGTTGTTTGGTTTCTGCACCTGACTGGTGCTAAAGGGTGTACAGTGTTGAAAGTGTAATCGTGCCAACCACGCACCCTATTACGTTAAACCTCACGATAGGTTACTCGTTCCTTGCAACCCCACATACCACGTCCATAGTCTTTATCAAACTTTGAAATGTGCTGTGCGGATGTGATAGTGTATCCGTAAACATATCTGAGAAAGTCGTAGCAAGTGTCGGTACTTTTTTCAATAATAGCTACTACTGTGTTGTAGCTTCTCAGTACGTAGAAACTAGGCGTTTCATAGACGTATGCCTGACAGGTTCTAAGTCGTTTTCCACCGCCTATTGTACAGTGTTTCATTTCTTCATTGTAACGGTCAACTGTTTCTAACACTTCCTTGTTAGCTTGTATCTGTAATCTTTTACCCATAGTGCTACCCCCACTTTCTTATTTATTTTCTTGCCATACCTCATATAATAGTGACCATGCTTGATTAAGCTTTTCGTTAAAATCTTGCTTTCCGCATTCACGCTCCATTTTAACCGTCAAGTCATAGACTCTATCCTCTAAGTCCTTTATGATTTCCAAGTTCTCGATATAAAACGCTTTTTTAGATTTCATATTGTTTTTTCTCCTTTCCTTTCTTTGTACCTTTATTATATCACAGGTGTGGTGTTTTGTCAAGTACCTTTTTGTACTTTATTTTATTTTCTTTTTTGTATCCCTTCCCTTCCTTTCTTTGTACCTTTATTATATCACAGGTGTGGTGCTTTGTCAAGTACTTGTGCGCAACTTTTTGGGGAAACTGGACAGGGGGGTTGAACTTTAATGGGGCAAA